GGTAATTTCACACCCCAAAATTTTTCTAGGCACAAATTTACAAATGGATTTACATTGCTTACAAATCGACCTATTTATTATTTATTAACCCTAATCAGGGCGGGATATTATACCATATTTACACAAGTACGCTATTGTAAATAAAAATAGCATTATCGGATTTACACTATGGCTCTTATCACCAGAAAAGAAGCAGCAGAGAAAATGGGTGTGACTATACAAGCGGTATATATGGCGATTAAGCAAGGCCGTCTTACAGCAATGGAGGACAACCAAGGAAATATTGTTATCAATGACGATACTATGGTCGCAGAGTGGAACAAAAAGTCTGCTTTTAGACAGATGAAAACAAATCCACCATCACCACCAACAAAACGTAAGCGATCTTCTATTACAACAGACTCTATACCTGAGTACGAAGAAAGTAGAGCTAGAACAGAACATTTAAAAGCTGAGTTGCTTGAATTAGAACGTAAACAAAAAGAGGATAGTCTTGTACCACTAAAAGAAGTACAACAAAAGTGGACAGAAGTTATAACAACAGCAAGAACAAAATTATTAGGAATATCATCTAAAGCAAAACAAAGATTACCTGATTTAGATACAAACGCAGTAAGTTGTATTGATGACATTGTTAGAGAAGCATTAGAAGAATTATCTGCTGCATGAGCAATCTTTTATCTTTAGAGCAAATAGCTTTTAATAGTTTCAAACCCCCTAAGAAGTTAAGTCTTAGCGATTGGGCAGATCAATTTGCATATCTTTCAGCAGAAAGTTCAGCAGAAGGTGGCAGATGGAGAACATTGCCATATCAAAAAGGGATGATGGATGCAATAACTGATCCTGACATAGAACAGATAACAATAATGAAATCAGCTAGGGTTGGATATTCAAAGATTCTTAATCATGTTATTGCATATCACATACACCAAGATCCATGTCCCATGATGGTGGTGCAACCAACTATAGAAGATGCAACTGGCTACTCAAAGGAAGAGATAGCACCTATGTTGAGAGATACGAAATGTTTAGAAGGATTAGTTAGTGACGCAAAGGCGAAAGATGGTCAAAACACACTTCTACAAAAGCAGTTTCCGGGTGGCACATTATCTTTAGTTGGTGCTAATTCACCAAGAGGTTTCAGAAGGGTTAGTAGAAGAATAGTTTTGTTTGATGAGATAGATGGCTACCCTGCTTCTGCTGGTACTGAGGGAGATCAAATAAAGCTAGGGATTAGAAGAACAGAATATTATTGGAATCGTAAAATTGTATCTGGTTCTACACCTACTGTAAAAGATTTTTCTCGTATAGAAAAAATGTTTTTACAAACTTGCCAAAATCGTTTTTATGTACCATGTCCGCATTGTGGTCATATGCAATATCTAAGATGGGCGCAGTTTAAATGGGAAAATGACGATCCTGATACAGTACATTATCAATGCGAGTCTTGTGCAGAAAAAATACCGCATAATAAAAAAAGATGGATGGTAGAACGTGGTGAGTGGAGAGCAACAGCACCCGGAAAATCTAAACACGTTGGTTTTCATATATGGGCTGCATATTCGTACTCACCTAATGCAAGCTGGTCAAATCTTGTAGAAGAGTTTTTGCTAAGTAAAGATGATCCAGAACAACTTAAAACATGGATTAACACAATTTTAGGTGAGACATGGGAAGATGAGTATCAGGCTAAAGTTGGTGCTGATGCGTTAATGCTCAGAGCAGCAGAAGAAATATACAAAAGAGCTATTCCTCCAAATGATGTTTTATTTATAACTGCTGGTATTGATACACAGGATGACAGATTAAGTTTGTCAGTTTTTGGTTTTGGTAGAGAAGAAGAAATGTATTTATTAGATAGACAAGTTTTATATGGCTCACCAGCTAGGGCAGATGTTTGGAAACAGTTAGATGAAATTTTACTTGGAGAATATACAAATGAAAGTGGTAAAAAATTAAAAATAGAAAGTGCTGCGATTGATACTGGTGGTCATTACACACATGAGGTTTATCAATATGTAAGGGAAAGATCTCATATTGGATTAATAGGTATAAAAGGTATGGGTCAGAAAGGCAAACCTGCATTAGGTAAGCCGACAAAAGTTGATATTAACTTTACAGGTAAAGCTTTAAAAAAAGGTGTACAACTTTTTCCTGTAGGTGTAGATGTTATAAAAACAACACTTAGTAATAAATTAAAAGATGCAGATATTGGCAAAGGTTATATACATTTTTATCCAACAATCACACCAGATTACTTTCAAGAGTTAACAGCAGAAAAACAAGTATTAAAATATAAAAATGGCTATCAGGAACGTGTTTGGGTTAAAAAAAGCAATGCAAGAAATGAAGCATTAGATGAAATGGTCTATGCGTGGGCTGCATATCAGCGATTATTGCAAAAATATGATCGTAGAACTATATATAATCAATTTGAAAGAAAAATTAACCCTAAAATGCCTCTAAAGGAGACTAAGGTAGACTTAAATCAAACTAAATCGGCTAAAAAGTCGAATTTTGTCGCTAATTGGTGATTAATCGTGACCTTTCCACAAAAAGTAATTGCAGGAGATTTTGTTCAATGGAGAATACCAGCGAGTCAAGATGTCTTCGGAAACAGTATCAGCAGCCCAGATTGGTCGGTTGTGTACTATTTAAGAACAAACACTTCCGCAGAAGGAGCTACCGTTTCTAGCTCTGCATATAATGATGGTTTTCAATTTAGTATTGCTGCTGCTACAACAGCTAATTTCGATGCTGGTAATTGGTTCTATCAAGCAGTAGCAAACAAATCAGGACAAGAGACTCAGACAATATATAGAGGATCGTTTGAGGTTTTTGCTTCACAATCTTATAGTGGGACACCAGCAGCTTATGACGGCAGAACTCAACTTCAAAAAGATCTAGATTCTATTGAAGCAGCGATAAGAACAATTATAAGTGGTGGTGCAATTAGCGAATATAAGATCGGTACAAGAAGTGCTAAAAAATATGATCTATCTGAATTAATAATGCTTAAAAGTCAATTAAAAGCAGAATTAATTAGAGAAAAACAAGCAGAACTTATTGCAAACGGTCTTGGTAATCCAAGATCTTCTTTTGTTAGATTTAACGGTGCTGTCTAATGGGAATAAGAACTAATATAGCCAATACTGTAAAAAGAGTTTTAGGTTTTGGCAGAAAAGCACAACCACTAGGAAGTCTTAAAAGAGCATATCAAGGCGCATTAGTCTCAAGACTTACTTCCGATTGGATGAGCAGCCAGTTGAGTGCTGATGCTGAAATACGCAATAGTTTGCGTAAGCTAAGAGATAGATCAAGAGAATTAGTTAGAAATAATCCTTATGCTAGACAAGCGAAGCGTACAACACAAATAAATATTGTCGGCACAGGTATGAAGTTTCAATCTCTTGTTTTACAGCAAAGAGGTGGCAGAAGAGATCAAAGAATCAATAATTTAATTGAAGAAGCTTGGGCAGAGTGGACACAGGCAGATAGCTGTGATTGTGCTGGTAAATATAGTTTCCATGAATTTGAATGGTTAGCTGCTGGTGCATTGTGTGAATCAGGAGAGGTTATTTTTAGGATTGTTAAACAGCAGTTTGGCGATTCTAAAGTGCCACTTGCGTTGCAGATGATAGAGAGTGATTTGTTAGATGAAGAATATGACGGTAAAACGCTTACTAAAGGTAATGAGTGGAGAAACGGTGTAGAAGTAGATGAATGGGGTAGACCAGTTCGTTATGCAATTCTAAAGAAACATCCGGGCGATGCTTATTACCTTGACTATGCAAACAAACAATCATTACATATCTTTGTAAATGCCTCAGAAATCATACATTTGTTTATGCCAGAACGACCCGGCCAGAATAGAGGTGTGCCTTGGTTCCATAGTGTTATGAATGATATGCACCAATTACAGGGATATGAAGAAGCTGCTGTTATACGAGCTAGGGCTGGTGCGAGCATTATGGGATTTATACAAAACGATCAAGGTGAGTTGATTGGTGATGATGTACAAAATGCACAAAGAATACAAAATTTTGAGCCGGGTACATTTAGGTATCTAATGCCAAATGAAACTGTAAATGTTCCTGATATTGACTACCCATCTCAACAGTATGAGATGTTTGTAAAAAACAAGATTAGACGTTTTGCTACAGGCATAGGTTGTAGCTTTGAGACTATCAGTAAAGACTTCTCAGAAACTAACTACTCAAGTTCGAGACTTAGTTTGTTAGAAGATAGGCAACATTGGAGTTTTTGTCAGAAATACATGATTAAAAACTTTCACTTGAGAGTTTTTAAATTATGGCTAGAACTTGCAGTATTAACAGGAGAGCTTGATTTTCCTGATTATTCTGCAAATTCTATGAGATATTGCAAACCAAGATGGACTCCACCAGCACAACATTATGTTGATCCTCTTAAAGAAATAAAAGCTTATAGAGAAGCAGAACAGGCTGGTTATATGACTAAATCACAGGTAATAGCACAAACAAATGGTGGTGATTATGACGATATTGTTTCTGAGATTGCAAGAGAACAAGATGTCGCTGAAGGGTTAGGAGTTACATTAGATAAAGATTTAGATTTAGAGGTTGAAATAGGTCAGACTCAAGCACCACAACCTGACACACCAGAACCTACTAGAGCTAAAAAGACACGCAAAAAGAAAACTGATTAATCATGGCAAATGTTAGTGGAACAGAGATCAATCTCAAACCAACTGAAGGAATGGTTACAGAGGCAAAAAGGTACAAAGCGTGGAAAGAGGAAGGTAGGGCTGGCGGTACGCAAGTAGCAGCAGTAAGAGCTAGTCAGATAATAAGTGGTCGAGAACTTTCACCAGATGTTGTAGTACGAATGTTTAGTTTTTTTGCTAGACATGAGGTTGATAAAAAAGCAGAAGGTTTTAGCCCCGGAGAAAAGGGTTATCCGTCAAAAGGCAGAGTTGCATGGGCAGCTTGGGGTGGTGATGCTGGTTTTAGTTGGAGTAGAGGTAAAGCTGCTGCTATAAAAAAGGCTAGAGAAAGAGCAGAAGTTATTGAATTAGCAAGGCCATATCCAAATGAACACGCAGCAACTATTACAAATTCAGAGCAATATGATACATTTAGGCGGTCTAATAATGAAGCCTCACAAGGCATAGACTTTATATTTGGTATAAAGGATAATGAGGAAGGTGCTGAACTTCAATCAATTAGGTTCAGACTTTCTGAATATACCGCCTCTGAGGCTAGATCATGGCTTGAGAGAAATGAGTTTGAACCTATTAAGTTTGAACCTGCTACTAACGAAAAAACTATGGCTAAAGAAACCAAAACAGAACAAAGAGCCGAACCTGATGAATTGAAGGTAGGCGATTTTGTTCGTTGGAACTCTAGTGGAGGTACAGCTAGAGGAAAAATTGACCGTATCGTAAGAGATGGTTCAATAGATGTACCTGATAGTTCCTTTACTATTACTGGAACAGCAGACGACCCTG